ATCTTCAACCGTGAATCATCCAAGAAGCAAGCAGCTAAGAATGGTAGACGTGACGCTGATCAGGACTTTGGTTGTAACCCTTGTTCTGAAATCATCCTACGTCCTTATCAGTTCTGTAATCTGTCAGAGGTTGTAGCACGTGAGACTGATACTCTTCTATCATTGAAAGAAAAGGTACGTCTTGCAACTATCCTTGGTACATTCCAAGCTACTCTGACTAACTTCAAGTATCTCCGTAAGATCTGGAAGCAGAACACGGAAGAAGAACGTCTGCTTGGCGTGTCTCTTACAGGCATCATGGACTGTTCTATACTTCACAAAGGAAAAGAAGTAGCTGACACACTTGAGATGCTTCGTGTTACAGCTATTGAAGCTAACAAATCTATGGCACAACAGCTTGGCATTAGTCAATCAACTGCCATTACTTGTGTAAAGCCTAGTGGTACTGTGTCTCAGTTAGTAGATAGTGCATCAGGTATTCATGCACGTCACAATCCGTACTACATTCGTACTGTTCGTGGTGATAACAAAGACCCATTGACAGAGTTTATGAAGTCTCAAGGTATCATTAATGAACCAGACGTAACTAAACCAGATAGTACTACAGTGTTTAGCTTTCCAATGAAGTCACCTAAGAATGCAGTGACACGTACAGGTATGACTGCTATTGAACAGCTTGAACTGTGGCTATTATACCAGCGTCATTGGTGTGAACATAAACCATCAGTTACTATTTCTGTAAAGGAAAATGAATGGATGGAAGTAGGTGCTTGGGTATACAAACACTTCGATGAAGTATCTGGTATTAGCTTCTTACCATTCAGTGAACATACATATCAGCAAGCACCTTATCAGGACATCGATGCTGAAACGTATAAAGAACTGGTAGCTAAGATGCCTAAGAATGTGGACTGGTCTTTGCTTCCTGAGTTTGAAAAGGAAGACACTACATCAGGTGGACGTGAATTGGCCTGTACTGCAGGTGTATGTGAAATCGTGGATCTAAGTGCGGCATGATAAACATACAACTTACAGATAGAGAAAAGGCTGTAGCAAAAACCTGTGCAGTTCATAGACGTAATATGTTTAATGGACAGGATTCACCAAGCATAGTTGATAAGACACAGGATCAGTCCAAGATAGATTGGGAAGGATACATGGCAGAACTTGCTGTATGTAAGTATCTAAATGTTTATCCAGAACTAATCTTCCTTGGTGGTGACTTCTCTATTGATCGTGGCACAGACCCCGGAGACATCATCTATAAAGGTGTGTCCATAGATATTAAACACACAAGGTACAAGACAGGAAGATTAATATCATACAAAGAGAATCCAGCTATTGATCTTCTTGTTCTTGTTACTGGTGAATATGGATCATACACAATCGTAGGTGGTATGGAAGCAAAGGAGTTATTTAAACCAGAAAGATACATCCTTCCACCTAAGTTTATGAAGAAATGTTTTGTTGCAGAACAAAAAGAACTTGTTGACTTTGATAAAATACTTGTTGACATGGCGGCTTAATTGTAGTAAAATAGCTATGTCTTTGTTATGAAAGGAGTTAAATATGGAACTAGATGAACTACAAGAAGAGATCAAACTGACTGAAGAACGTTTGACAGAACTTCGTAAGGAATATCGTGAACGCCGCACGGCTGGCCTTCGTGATGCTATTGCTGCACGTAACGAAGCAGAGGCGGCTATTCGTGATGAACTGAAAGCGTTAGGTTATAGGAACACGAGTTCTCTTGCACCTTTCTGGATTCGGTAAAATGAAACGTCCAGTAATTTATATTGGCTTTGATGGCAGGGAAAGCGAAGCATATGAGGTCTTGCATGATTCGATACGTGAATACAATAAGGAATATGATATTGTACCACTTAAACAACAGGCTCTTCGTAGAGCAAATCTTTATCGCAGGTCTGCTAGGCTTGATAGTATTGATGGAAAACGTGTGATGGTTGATGTCTTCGATGGAAGACCTTTCAGCACAGAGTTTACATTCACACGTTTTCTTATCCCTGCCTTAAACCAATATGAAGGTTTGGCATTGTTCATGGATTCAGATATGCTTGTACGTACAAACATAAATGAATTGTTTGAAGAGTATGGTAATAGAGACTATGCTATTCAATGCGTAAAGCATAACTACAATCCATCAGCAACTGTTAAAATGGACGGACAAATACAACAACAATATAATAGAAAGAACTGGTCCAGCTTTGTGTTATGGAACTGTGGTCACGAAGGAAACTTACGACTTACAGTTGATGATGTAAACACAAAGTCTGGATCTTGGTTACATGGTTTTTCTTGGTTAGAAGACGAAGAGATCGGTGGCATACATGAGGAATGGAACTGGCTTGATGGTTGGTCAAGTGAATCTATATCTCCAAAGAATGTACACTTTACTACTGGCGGTCCTTGGTTTAAAGAATGGGAACCAAAACGCCAGATAGATGCAGAGTATGCAGGTGACTGGCACGTAAGAGCCAATAAGATTTTTTACGATAATGCAATAGGAGATGTAATATAATGTATGTTTTTGTAACATCGTTCAGTGAACAAGGCTACCATGAGTATGCCAAGAAAATGCTTGAAAGTGTTATGGATAAATGGAATCCAAAACATTTTAAACTAATTGCATACTACCATGACTTTGACATTAAAAATGTAGAGCATCCTGTTTGTGATACAATTGAGTATCGTAATCTAAATGATGTTGAAGAAATGCTTGAGTATCGTGAACGTATGAAGCTTCACGATGGTACTGAAGGTGGTAATATGCCATATAACTGGCGGCTTGATGCTATCAAATGGTGTCACAAAGTATATGCCATGACCGATCTAGCTTTTGAAATGATGGAAGATGTCTATGACGAAAGTAACTGGATGATCTGGTTGGACGCAGACACAGTAACCACAAGGAGATTGGATATTGAAAAGTTTAAGCAATGGTTACCAGACAAAGCAGATCTTGTCCACCTTGGTAGAATGGACGTTGACTATAGCGAAACAAGTTTTATGGGCTTTAACCTTAGTTCTCATAACACTTGTAGCTTACTTGCTGACCTTCGTGGCTGTTACACTATAGGTGAGGTTGTTGCTTATCGTGAATGGCATGACGGATTTATCTTTGAACGTTTGTTAAATATTTACAAAGCACATGGTATGGTAACAAACAATCTGTCACAAGGAGTAAAAGGTCTTGCAGCATTTGCTCAGTCTCCATTGGCAGAATACTTCGACCACTTCAAGGGTAATCTAAAGAAGAAACTTAGTGATACTCAGGTAGCACCTGATGTTAATGGCCCTAAGAGATACAAGCAATTGCTTGATATGATTGGGTTTTACAGACCAAGTACTATTGTAGAGACAGGTACTTGGAATGGTGGACGTGCTATTCAAATGGCTATGGCTGCATTCCAGTACACAGACAGTGTACATTATGTAGGCTTTGATTTATTTGAGGAAGCTACACCTGAACTAGACCATATAGAATTAAACTCTAAACCACACAATACACTTGCCGCCGTTACTAAACGACTGGAAGAGTTCGGTGGTAAGATGTTTGAAAAAGGAAAAGAGTTTACATTTGAATTATATAAAGGAGACACCAAACAAACTCTTAAAGATTGTGAATCAGTTAAAGGTGCAGACTTTGCATACATTGATGGCGGTCATTCATATGAAACAGTTAAAGCTGACTTTGAAAATCTAAAACATATTCCTGTTCTTGTCTTTGATGATTACTTTTCTAAAGACAAAGAAGGACGTATGCCTGAGAATGATGGCGTTAATCAGTTAATGAAAGAGGTTGTGGCATATGCTAAAGTAGTGCTACCTAGCAGTGACATGGTAAAGGATGGTGGTGTTACACACCTATGCTTTGTTGCTATGAAAGAAGGACTGCCTAAACTGCCTGATGAATTAACACGTGTACCTATTGTTGTTACACCTAAAGATTCACGGCCTAAAGAAGAGATCATTAATAATGTAAAAGAAAATAAAAAGCTTATTAAAGATTTCGACTGGATTAAAACTAGTAAGATCAATAATGAAACTGCTATTATTATCTCTGGCGGTGATAGTGTTAACTGGAAATTGGTTAAGAAGACAATCAAGCAAACTAAAGGTAAAGTATTCTGTGTTAAGCATAGCTATCCCAAGTTGCTTGAGAATGGCATCCAACCATTTGCCTGTGTTATTCTAGATCCACGTCCTATTGATGGAACAAGTACACATGGTGTAGTACGTAAGGATTTGTTTAAGACAGTGGACGATAAGACTATCATGCTTGTTGCTTCTATGACTGACCCATCTGTTACTAAATATTTGCTTGAGCAAGGTGCTAATATAAAGGGATGGCAAGCTTATTCAGATGCACTACGTGACATGAATGTAAAGGATAAGATTGTAGTAGACAAGTCTACAGGTATAGAGGAAGGCTCTACACTTATTACTGGTGGCACTTGTGCAGCTATGCGTACCATTGCCATTGCACATACACTAGGCTTTAGAAACTTTGAACTGTTTGGTTTTGATTGTTCTGTTCCAACTATGACAGAGGAAATGAAAAAGGAAAAGACTGACACAGAAAAGACTAAGCCTAAGTATATGCAGGTAGAAACAGGTGGTCATAAGTTCTGGACTACAGGTGAACTACTTGCTATGGCACAAGACTGTGAGAAGCTGTTTGATAATGTAGACATGGACATGGGTATTAACTTCCATGGTGAAGGAACTCTAGCTGCAGCAGTTTGGAAGCAATCTAAACGTGGTCAGGAAAAATACTATACAGAGTTATTGAATGACGCAGCTTAAAGAAAAGCAAGAGAAGTTCTGTCAAAACTATATCCTGCATAACAATGCTACAAGGGCGGCAAAGGATGCAGGATATAGTGAAGCTTCTGCACACAATCAAGGATATAGACTACTACAGGAAACTGCAATTCTTGAACGTATCGAAGAGTTACGAAGTCAGATTGTTACTGATGTAGATGTTATATCTGAGATAGAAAAACAGTATGAAGTTGCTCGTAATGCAGGTAATGGAACTACTGCACTAAAGGCTCTTGAACTTCTTTCTCGTGTAAGGGGAAATAATTCTGAGACAGAAGATGTCTCTTCTGAATCTCTTGAAAAAGAGATAATTGATTCCATGAAAATAATTGGATTTGAAAAAGTATTTGAACTTGCTGCCCAAGCTTTTCCAGATCAGTTTGCGGATGACGAAGAAGAATATGAGGATGACGAAGAGTTACTTCTTACCGAAGAACTTACTAGCACTACGGACACCGAAGCTGGCAGCAACGATGACACCTAAAGTATACTGATACCATTCAGGCATACCCATAAGAGCAGCAAATCCATCATCTACTATTTCTCTTCCCCAATCACCACAGAATGCTAGTATAAGTGGTACTGAAAATATAATTGTTAACCATTCATCTTTCCAACTAGATGCAGATGCATCAGCCATCTTGAGATCCCAATCAATCTCACCAGTGGCTTTCTTCTGCATGATAGTAGCTTCAGCTTTTGCTTGGGCTACCTTTGCTTCTGTGTTTGCCTTTGACTTTTCTACAGAACCTTTTAACCAAGTACCTGCTAAATCTGCAATCGGGCCTATCAGAAGGTTTAACATAAGCTTCTCCTGTTACTTGTAATACTTGTCCAAACATTAGCTAGTTGGTATTTCATTCTTAATTAACAAACCCTGCCATGATGCAGATATAGGATTGTTAGAACTTCCTACACTAATACCACGTGCTTCAATATCAGTTTTTTCTGGTATGCTTAAAGGATAATTAAACTTATCAATAAAGGTATTAGACTGTAATACAATTCTAAGTTGTTCACGAAATACATTTGTTCCAAAGTTACGTAATATAAACCTAACCTGACAATATGAGTTTGCCTGTGAAATAGCCGCAGTAAAGTTAATATCATCTAAGTAAAGAGTATATCCTGCAGGTACTGTATATACAGCCATTTCTGTTTGTCCTGCCCCTAAAAGAATAGAAGCATAGACAGTACCAGTAGGCACACCTGCAGT